ATTGAGCTATCGCCGTTAGAACGGCAGATGATCCGGAAGCGGCTCACGAATCAGTATGAGCGGCTGAACACGCTTTATCATATCGTGGACGCTGATGGAAAGAAAATCCCGTTTCGGATGAACCGCACGCAAAAGCTCTTATACTTGGCTCTTTGGTATCTCAACGTTGTGCTGAAGTCCCGCCAACACGGAATCACCACTCTTGCCTGTCTGCTTTTCCTGGACATCTGCCTTTTCACTCCCAATATCCACGCCGCAATCATTGCCCACAACCGCGAGGACGCAGAGGAGTTCTTCCAGAACAAGGTCAAGTTCGCTTACGACAACCTTCCTGCCTGGCTCAAAGCCTTGGTGAAGGCGGAGCGAAGCTCCACCAAAGCGTTGCGGTTCTCGAACGGGTCTTCTATTCGCGTGACTACTTCCGGTCGATCTGGCACTTATCAACTCCTGCACATCTCTGAGCTTGGGAAGATCGCAGCCCGCTATCCTGAAAAGGCCCGCGAGATCGTCACTGGATCACTCAACACGGTTCACCCTGGCAATTGGGTAATCATTGAGTCTACGGCAGAAGGCAAGACCGGGGCTTTTTATGAGATTTGCGACCGGGCGCGAAAGCTCTCCATTGCCCGCCGGAAACTTACGAAGATGGATTACCGGTTTCATTTCTTTCCCTGGTTCATGAATCCCCTCAACCGCCTCGATGATGACGTGGTGGTCTTGGACTACCAGAAGCGCTACTTCGATGAGCTACGCGCTAAATACGGCATCCATCTCACCCGTGAGCAGATCAACTGGTATGTGCAGAAGTGGAACGAGCAGGGCGAAGACATGAAGCGTGAGCATCCTTCCACGCCAGAGGAAGCATTCGAGGCGGCGGTGCGAGGGACGTATTACGCTTCTGCTTTTGCGCGGCTCCGCAAGCTTGGCCGGATCACTTCTGTGCCTCATCAGCCTGGCATCCTGGTCGATACCTGGTGGGATATTGGCCTGGATGATACCACAGCCATTTGGTTCACACAGACAGTGGGCCGTGAGATTCACGTCATCAACTATTACGAAAACTCAGGTGAGGGTTTGGAGTTCTACAAGCGCGAGGTCCTGGACCGCTACGCGCAAGAGCATGGGTACATCTACGGCATCCACGGGGCTCCGCACGACATCAGCGTGCGCGAGTGGGGCAACAATGCCAAGACACGGCTTGATGCCGCCCTGGAGCTGGGTATCCGGTTTGAAGTGGCCCCCAGGCTCAGGGTGCAGAGCGGCATTGAGGCGGTGCGCAAGATTCTCAATGTATGCTGGTTCGACGAGAAAAACTGCACCAAGCTCTACAACGGCCAGAAGGTAGGGCTTCCATCATTGGAGGCGTACCGGAAGGAGTGGGACGAGCGCACGGAGAGCTACAAGAACCGCCCACTTCATGATTGGGCGTCTCATGGGGCCGACGCATTTCGCACCATGGCGACACTTCATTCATGGAGTCGTGACACGTCGTATGGAGCATTTTCCGGACACAGGGAATTTCCGGTTCAGGTTGAACCGCCATCAGCAGAGGCATGGACATGACACAGAGCGCATTACCGCTGGAAGACAGGATATTGCAGACCGCATCCCCGCAGCAAATCGTCACAAAAGAGCGGTTGGAGGCGGATCGAAAAAAGGCTGAAGAGCAGCAGAACCGCCAACCCCTGACCGCTTTGGCTGCCTATGTGCAGAAGGCCGTGGATGCAGCAGTGAACGCCAAACAGTCTAGCGGTGTGCATGATACCTTGGTCAAGTGCCTCAACCAGCGCAAGGGAAAGTATGACGATGATGTGCTGGCTGAAATCCAGAAGACCAACGGCTCTACGGTCTTCATGAAGCTTACGGGCATGAAGTGCCGCGCCGCTGAAGCATGGATCAAGGACATCATACTTCCAGCAGGAGAGAGGCCGTGGTCGCTTGCTCCAAGTGAGGTGCCGGAGCTTCCAGACAATATCGAGGAAGAGATCACCAAGACCGTTACCCTTGAGGCTGCCACTGTGATGCGGGCGCAGGGCATTGAGGCCGTGACCCCTGAGCAGGTGGCGCAAAGGCTTCAGGAGATCAGGGAGAATGTGAGGAAAGAGCGTTTGGAGCAGGCAGAGAAAGCCACTGAATTGCTTAGCGCACGGATCGAAGATGAGTTGCAATCCGGCGGGTATTACCAGGCGCTAGAGGATTTCATCATCGACTTTGTGACCTTTCCGGCTGCCTTCCTGAAAGGCCCCATCATCAAGCGAAAGAAAACCCTGGTGTGGCAAGAAGGACCGGATGGGGCGTGGCGTCCCGTTGTGAGTGAAAAGCTATTCCGTTGTTACGAGCGTGTATCGCCTTTCGATATGTTTCCCTCTCCTGGGGCGCGATCTGTTCAGGATGGTTACTTGTGCGAGCGGATCAGGTTGCGCCGGCGTCAACTGGTGGAGATGATCGGCAGTCCTGGGTGGAGCGAGCTTGCTATTCGAGGGGTGCTTTACGACTACCAGTACGGCTATTTTCGTGGCGACAATAGCATGTTAGTGGGTGACTACCAGCGGGCGCAAGCAGAGGGCAGGCCACAGGAATTCAACGATCCTGATCCTCCGCTTACTGGTTGGATCTTCAATGGCCCTATCCGTGGGCGGTTGCTCTTGGATTGGGGCATGAGTCCGCAGCAAATCAAAGACCCTCTCATGGACTACGAGGCTGTAGTGGTGCTTTTCGGTAGATGGGTGGTTATGGCGCGACTTAACCCTCATCCCCTTGGCCAGAGGCTATACTACAGCGCATCGTTTTCCCCCACCAATGACTCTATTTGGGGCGAAGGTGTGCCTCAGCTTATGCGCGACACTCAGAGAGTGTGCAATGCTGCCGCCCGAGCCCTGGTGAACAACATGGGGATCGCTTCCGGGCCGCAGGTCGAAGCCAATATGGATCGGCTGTATGCAGGCCAGGATGTCACCCGTATTTGGCCGTGGAAAATATGGCAGACCAAGGAAAGCCGTATGCCGCACGGGAAACCGGCCATCAACTTCTATCAACCTAACTTGCTCGCTGATGCGCTTTTGGCTGTGTATGAGTATTTCTTCAAGCAGGCCAGCGAGCAATCGGGTATCCCCGCCTATATGTACGGCAACGAGCGGGTAGGTGGAGCGGGCAAGACCGCTTCAGGGCTTTCCATGCTCCTTAATTCTGCCACCAAGACCCTGAAGAACGTGGTTGGATACATAGACCGTAACATCATTCAACCCACGATCAAGGAACACTGGACGCAGATCATGCTCTATGACGAGGACGTGGAGAAATGGGGCGACATTGAGGTTATCGCGCGAGCGAGCGAATACCTGATCGTCCAAGAGCAGCTACAGCTACGCCGGACTGAGTTCTTGCAGCAGACCAACAATCCTGTTGACCTTGCCATTATGGGCGAGGAAGGCAGGGCGGAAGTGCTACGTGAAACAGTGAAGAGTCTCAAGATGCCCACCAAGAAGGTGGTGCCTTCGCGGGAAGAATTATTGCGCAGGAAGCAGTTAGCCGCCAGCATGCCTCCTGCTTCGCCACAGCCCATGCCTCCCGTGTCCCCTCAGAGTGGGGCCATACCGTTTCGGCCAGCGGCTATGGCCCCTGATGGGGGCGCAATGGGCAAAGAGCCGGGAAGGATGATGGGAAATGGATAGGAATTACTTGCCAGAACCGGACAATGAAGCGTGGAAAGCTATCGCGCGGCTACGGAACGACAAGGATTTTCAAAGGTTTGTCGAATACCTGGAAGGCGTGGATAGACAGCTATCACTTGAATCCCTGGACAACTACGATGAAACCATTATTGGGCAACGCAGGGCGCTTGTAAGCCTGCTAAACATATTCGCCGCGTCGCGGCAGATGGCTGAAAAAATCCTCAATTTTGAGAGGGAACAACAAGGGTAGAGGAGGGGAAAGAAATGAGTAGGTATGAAAAGCTAAATGTCAATGAGTTACGGGCAAAGAAGATCATTTTGGATCGTGGCGACAACCTGTCCAAGACCATGGTGCTGGAAGCCCTGAAGGCCACCATCAACTACGATGTGGCTGATCCGTACACCGTGAGCATGGGCATATTGCCGGCAGGTGCGGAGCTTGTGGCGACTATCGTCGATGTGCAGACCGCCTTTAACGCCGGTAGTACCAATGTACTCGTGGTGGGCACTAGCGGTGATGATGACGCTTATGTCGCAGCAGGTGATGTGGATGAGACGAGCGTAGGTGTCACAATAGTGAGTGGTAAGGGCAAGAGCGTAAGCGCGGATACTGAAGTCTTCGTGAAATACACACAGACCGGAACCGCAGCCACCGCAGGAAAGGCCGTTGTGACCATGCTCTATGTGAGGCCCAGGAGCTAATTGTTATGGCTGAGGAAATAGTTGATGCCACCAAGGACATGACGTTGGAAGAGATCGGCAAGCGGGACAAGGACAACCTTGGGCTCGTATACAAGGATTGCCAGGCGTACTTTTTCGATAACCCGCGGGATGCGGGGATGTTCCGCGGCAAGATCCTGAGCAAAGCCCTTGCGCGCCTTGGGGTTGATCTGGATGGCACGGTCAAGAAGGCCCTTATCCCTGTTTTTAGGCGAATGAGCGATAAGGTGGTGGTTGACCCTGCTACAGACCTTGACCTGCAAATGAAGATGAAGGGCGTAAAGGTGGAGCGGCGTATTTATGAAAAAGCTGAAGACGCTATTCGGTCCGGAATTTATGTCTATTACCGCAATGAGATTGCGTACTTCATCTCTGAGCCGTTTGCAGCCCGTACACTGCGCCTTAAACCAGTGTCCCAGGGCGAAAAGGTGGTGGACTTAAGGAGGCCATTTAAAGAGCAGTGGGATCGTTTGGTGGTCTTCACCAACTACCGCGACTCGATCATAGTTGCGTGTCCGGTTGCGGTGGTGTGAAGACGTGAGGGTTTCGGCCTCCTTTACCTCCAGTAGCCCGCTGCAATCTGGACACGATCAATGTGTCGGAAGGAGTGAGGAAAATGGCAAGGCTATCGTACAAACAGCGCGTGAAGATGACCAAAAAGAGCTTTGCGTTTCCAGAGAAGAAGACCAAAAAGAATCCGGCAGGCCGAGGCGCGTATCCCATCAACGATGAGGAACACGCCAGGGCTGCCTTGCGCTATGGCGCACGGTATTTGTCACCGAGTGAGCTTGCGAGACTGAAAAGGAAGATCCATCGCAAGTTCCCGAATATCAAGATTAGCTAACGTTAACAGGGTATGGATCGGAAGACGCCTCGATATTTTTTTTCAAAAGGAAATTCAGGTACTTGAACATATCGCGGCAGCTCCGATCAGCCCACAGACCGCGAACACCCCCGAAAGGGGCTCGCACAAGGAGGGAAAACAATGTCGAGTGTGCCAGCAGCAGTAGAGAAACAGGCAAAGGAAGCAGAGAAACTCCAGAAGGAGCTTGCGGAAGGCAAGAAGAAGCAAAAGAAGGATCAACCCGCTGCCAAGGACCAAAAGGGCCAAGCGCAGCAACAGCCAGCGCCTCCCGCTCAGGCTGAACCGACTCCTCCACCGTCACAACAACAGCCGGTGCAAGGGGAAAAGCCTCCTGAGCAAGGGGAGCCAGTGGATTGGGAGCAGAAGTACAAGGTTCTCAAGGGTAAGTATGACGCAGAAGTGAAGGCGGATGTTAGCGAGTTGCGCGAAAGGCTTTCCGCATTGGAGGCCCAAAACGCTGACTTGCAGCAGAAGCTAATGGAAGCCGCCTCCACCATTGCGACGCTCAACCAGCTTATCGCCAATGGCGCAACAGGGCAAAGCCTTGGCGAAGTTCAACAGCAAGGCGCGGCAACAACTGAGCAGCAGCCTTCACAAACCGGAGCGTCAACAGAGCAAGGTCTCCAACCACTCAACGAAGAGGATTACGAGCCTTATGGCGAAGAGATGGTTGGGCTCGTGCGTAACTTCAATGCCTTGATTGCAGAGAACCAGCGTCTTCGTGATGCAGTTGCCAGCTTGTACCAGGGCCAGAAGCAGACTGCCGAAGAAAGGTTCTGGAACAGGTTAGCAGAACAAGTCCCTGATTGGGAATCTCTCAATAACGATCCCGGCTTCCTGCGTTGGCTTGGGGAAGTTGATATGGCTTCGGGCCAAACCCGCAAGCAGTTGCTAGATAACCACTTCTACAACATGAATCCTGATGGAGTGGCCTACTTCTTTAACGCCTACAAGCAACAAGCTGGTCTTTCGGCAGCTCCACAACAGCAACAAACACCTCAGCAACAGCAGCCACAGGCTTCTGCCGGTGCTGGCCTAGAGTCTCAGGTCATGCCCGATGCGGCCGGTGCTGCGCCTCCGCCTCCTGCTCCAGGTGAAGTGACAGTCACCAGGGAACAAATGGCAAAGGCGGCTGAGGACTACACCAAAGGAAAGATAACTGAAGATGAGTTTCAGAAAATTTCAGACGCCTTTCAGAGGAGCTTGGCGAAAGCCTTCAATTTGCAGCAAGGGTAAGGCCACAGACCTTCCTTGCTGTGCGGCTATCGCTGCCCCTGTAGGTGTCGGATAGCAAGGAGGGTTAAACAATGATTAACGCAGCTAGTGGAACCCCGCAATACAGCGGTAACTTTATACCTGAGATATGGAGCGGCAAGCTACTGGTTAAGTTTTACTCGGCCACCGTACTTGCTGCCATTTCTAACACCGACTACGAAGGCGAGATCAAGGATAAGGGCGACAAGGTATGGATCAGGACCGTGCCCGACATAGTGATCCGGGACTACAACAAGAACCAGTCCCTCGTGATCCAGAGGCCGGAGTCCCCCAAGACCGAGTTGCCCATAGATCACGCCAAGTATTTCAACTTCATCTGCGACGACATCGACAAGCACCAGACCGACCTCAAGTTGATGGACGCCTGGGCGGACGATGCCGGCCAACAGATGAAGATCACCATAGATACCGGCATCCTCGCCGACATCTACGCCGACGCTGATTCCAACAATAAGGGAACAAGCGCCGGTAAGAAAAGCGGCGACATCAATCTTGGTACTACTGGCTCTCCGCTGGTAGTCACCACAGCCAACATCCTCGACATCATCGTGGATAACGGTACGGTGCTGGATGAAAACGATGCTCCTGAGACCGACCGTTGGGGCGTAATACCCGCCTGGTTTGCCGGCAAGATCAAGAAGTCCGACCTCAAGGACGCCTCCCTTGCCGGTGACGGCACCTCCATACTCCGCAATGGCAGGATCGGGATGATCGACCGCTTCACTCTTTACTCCTCGAACCTGCTCACCTCCGTGTCTGACAGCGGTTACACATGCTGGCACGCCATGTTCGGTCAAAGGCACGCACTGAGCTTTGCAGCGCAGATGACCAAGATGGAATCGCTTCGCTCTGAGGCGACCTTCGGAACGCTGGTACGTGGCCTCAATGTGTACGGCTACAAGGTGCTGAAAGGCCAGGCAATGACTGATTGCTACATCACCAAGGGATAACCCTGGAAGCGGTCGGGGGCTTCGGCCCTCGACCAAACAAAACTAGCAGAGAGGAGGATTAACAAATGGCTAATTATATGTTTTGGGGCGATGGGTATGCGATTCCCTTCGATTCCCCCGGCATGGTTATACCAAGACGCAGGTTGGACATACCCGACCTGATTTCCAATGGAGGGCTTGCTCTTACCAGTGATCCCACTGAAAAGACCAGTCTTCCCAGTACTGGCTTTGCAGCCAACGACACCCTCGACATCTTCAGGTTGCCCAAGGGCACCCTGGTCAAGAGAGTGTGTTGCCGGCTGGTACAAGCCGAAGGCGCTGTTTGCACTATTGACGTGGGCATTACCGGTGCAGACACAGACGGCTTCCTGGATGGCTCCGACATGAACGGTACTGCGGGAACCGTTTACTACACCACAGATGACCTCGGCTACGGCACCGACAATGCCCTTGGCTACTTCTTCAGTGCTGACGGTGCAGTAACCATCCTCTTTAACAACGCGAATACCAACAACTTCATCGCCGACTTCTGGCTGGAGTGCTACTTCGCGGCAGACCTGGGAGCATAGCCCCGGCAAACCCGTGGCCTCTGCCTTTGAATGCGGCAGGGGCCACTTAACAATCTTGAAAGGAGGACAATACAATGACACCGAGATACTTGAGACAGTTGGGAAGCGGACATATTTACGTTTACACTCCTGAGCTTGCAGCCAGAAAGGACATGGTTCCGCTAGAGATCGACACCGCCAAGCGGCGCATAGACGCGATGAAAAAGGCCATAGAAGAGAAAAAGGCCCGTATTGCTGCGCTAAAGGAAAACGCAACATTGGGTAATGATATGGCTAATGAAGCCAAAGAAGTTGCCGCAAAGCTGGCAGAGCTTGAAAAACAGATGGAAGAACTCGACAAGACAGAGCAGCGGCTTATGGAGGGTAACTTTGCAGAGGAAGAAGAGCTTACGCCACAGGTAAAGCTAGAGACCGAGGACGACATATTGAGCGCGCAACGCAAGCAACGAATAGATCAAGATCCTCAAATTCAAGAAATTCGCGCGATGACAAATAAAAATCAGGTTGAGGAATACATGCTAAGAGAATACGGCATTGAGATTAACCGCCGTAAGACCATGGCAGAGCTAAAAGCCGAAGCAGAGGAAGCGAGGATACAGAGGATTTTTGAAAACGAGGAGTAATACCTCATGGCAAACGTAACCCTGAAATACATCATCGACTTGGTGGCCGGGCAATTGCAGGACGCCGACAATGATGCCTGGGACGAGCAGGAGCTTGTCAACTGGGCGAATATCGGTTGTAGGCAGATCGTGTCATTTGTTCCGGCTGCCAATATCGTGGTTAGCTCACTAAAGCTGGCCCCGGGATCATTGCAGCGGCTTGGCGTAAAAGGGGTTGCCGTCATGGACGTTATACGTAACATGGGTACAGACGGCCAAACCCCTGGCCCCGCTATCACCCGCACTAGCCTTGAGCTTTTAAGCGCCTACCTTACCTCGTGGCCTGAGACAAGCCAAGACACTGAGATTGCTAACTTCGCCACAGACCCAAGGATACCAACGGTCTTCTATGTCTATCCGCCCGCAGACGGCACCACTTATGTTGAAGTGGCCCGCTCCGAAATTCCAGATGCAATTGTTTGGGATTCTAATGGCAATTGGGAGACGGCTACTGTTGGCATCTCCAATGAGTATGTTGGGGCGTTGATAGACTATATCCTTTTCAGGGCTTTCAGCAAAGACGCTGATTATCCAGGCAATGAACAACGGGCCTTGAAGCATCTTAAAGCATATTTGCAAGCGCTTGGAATTGCAGCAGAAGCAGAACAGCAGGGAGGATCACAAAATGGCTAATACAAGAATGCAGGCAGAACAAGAAGAAAACCGGCGAAAAGAAAAGGCAGAGAATCCTTACTCTGTTTTTGGTGCAGCAAACAAAGCCGTAAAACGCAGATACGCAATGTACAGACAAATGGTGGAAACCTCTGGCGGCAAAAACGTGCCATTGTCTTTCGAGCAGTGGAAAGCCGCTGGTATGCCTACGGAGTAATAGATCATGACTGTGGCATTATCATCATGGCGGCCTTTTATCCAAATGCCGATGGTTCCGTTGCCTGCTATTGAGCAGGCTGTTTTGGATGCAGCCATAAGGTTCTGTGAAGGCTCGCACATATGGAAGCATACCCTCGACCGCATCAATGTGGTGGGGGATCAGGCCGGCTACAGCCTGTCTCTTTCTACGGCTATGGCCGCTTATGCAAGGATAATCGGCGTGGCCGCTGCATGGTATAAGCAGGACGGGGAAGAAGACAGCAGCTTCACCCGTCTTGACCCCTTGTCCGCAGATCACGAAGACAGGGTGCAATATGACGCATGGCACTTGGACAGCTCTTCCACTCCCTCGAATTACTACGTCAACGCTTCGGACCCGACTACGCTTTATTTGTATCCAATACCAGAAGATGACAGTGACGAGGGGCTCTTAGTGAAGGTTTGCCTCCGACCGATAGAAGGGGCAACCGTATTGCCCGATATTCTTTACAATCAATACCGCCGGCAAATCGCTACCGGGGCGCGGGCATATTTGTATGGCACGCCTGGGATGCCATGGTCTAACCCCAACAAGGCCAACGAGCTTGAGATAGTCTTTGATGAGATGATAGCGGCTGCAAACCTGGTGGCGATGAAAGGGTTAACGCACCAAGAGCTTACGGTTCAATTCAGAGGAGATAGCTGGCTATGACTGAATATCTCTTTGCAAATAACGCTGAAAGCACTCTTGCTGCCGATATTGGTGGGGCTGATACAAACATAACCGTGGACAGTGGAGATGGAGCTAAGTTTCCATCCGTAAGCGGCGGATCGGGCAAGGGTTTCTATATCCTGGTATCCGACACCTCAAAGTCCGAATGGATGCTTTGTACGGCCCGAAGTGGCGACACGCTGACAGTGACAAGGGGTGGCAGCAACTCCTTTTCTGCCGGTGCAAGCGTCAAGCTCGTTCTCAACGCCACTATATTAGGGAGCTTTCTGCAAAAAGGCGTTTTTCGCACTGTAACCAGTGACCCCGATGGATCATTGGCCGCGGAATACCAGGGTGAAGAAGTTTACAACTCAGTTACACAGAAATGGTGGAAACACTGCGAGGGAACTACCTGGAAGGAAATGACGTAGAATGACAGAGCGCGTTTACAATAATTTGCCATACGCGACTTTGCGCGAGGCCATAACTGCGAGCGACACCGAAATTGCGCTTGCCCCTGGGGGAGCTGCGGTGTTCTTGCCTAACTGGTCTTCCGGCAAGATCATGTATCTCACCATTACCGATCCCAATCATAACGTTGAGATCGTAAAGGTAACAGGTATTACGGGCGACGTGTTAACTGTGGAGCGGCAACAAGGCGGAACAACGGCAAGAAGCTGGAATGCAGGAGCTATCGTCTGTCAACGCGGTGTTGCGGCTGATTTCGAGAACTTCATTCAAAAGGGCGTCTTCAGAACAACCACCACCCCGCCCGATGGAGTGCTTGCTGCGGAGTATGACGGTGAAAAGGTCTATGAATCCGGTGTTGACGATTGTCATAAACGCTGGCATATCAACAGGGGTGGGGGAACAAATTGGGATGTCTTGGCAGGTGAGCAATATTGTTTTGGCGCAGTTATGCAAGCGCCCAAAGCCCTGGAACCATGGCCTATAAGGGGACCGCTGAAGGCTATTGGAAGAAATGGAAGTAAGATTATAGCCCTTGGATGTTATGGCGATCTTATTTCTACCGATGGCGGTGTCACCTGGCGTGACATTGAGCCGCTTTTTGACCGGGATAGCGAGTGGAATTATCACGATTATGCGTTAACGATTGCATACGGAAATAATACGTGGGTTGCGGCAGAAGCGGCTAATAACTGCAAAGGCTATTATTCGACAGATAATGGTGAAACGTGGTCGGTTTTTTATTGGGATAATCATTGGTGTGGGCGGATTCATAAGATTCGTTTCCTAAATAATCAATTTATTGCTGTAGGGGACAGCGAACAGATACAGGTCTCAAGCGATGGCCATAACTGGACACAGAAAAGGACAGGGGGAAATTATCCTCTCTATGACATAGGTTTTGATGGAACAAATTATGTGGCGTGTGGCGGCGATGCCAGCACATACAAGGCAAAGCTTTTAAAAAGCACCGACCTTAACACCTGGACTGAAATTTCGCATGGCATTTCTACCGGCAATACCCCTTTTTATTCGATCGTTTACGGTGGAGGGAAATGGGTTGCGGCTGGTGGCGCTTCAGACACCGATAACAGTATTATTTGGTCCACCGATCTAAGTACCTGGCACGGCACCACCTTTCCCGATAACCATGGCTATGCCAAGGAAATAATCTATGAAAACTCGAAGTATTACATGATTACGGACGGCTATGGTTATGGAAATAAGCTCAACGTCTCCTCTGATGCGGACACATGGACAACTAAAAGCTACAGCGTCCAGAGTGGATACACCTATATTGGCCTTCACGGGATACTTTACACAGGTTCACAATTTATAGCCGTAGGCCAAGGATATTACTACACCGCTGAAATTGGGTATAAGGACAAGGGCCATGCAGTCGTCACCTCAAGCGATGGAGATACATGGGCGCAAATAACGCCGACGTTTGCCGAATACACGAATGATTATTTTGCTTCAGTGGGCATTATTGCAGGGCCAGAGAATTTCATCGCAGTAGGCACACCAATGTTTGACCACGAGCCAGGCGTTTACAATGAGGAAGCTATACCCATTGAACGATCTGTTGGCTTTGACCCAACGGCTTTTGCAGGTGTAATTGTGGCTGATAAGTCAGACTTTTAATAAGGGGAATGCGCTAAATGGCAGTATATACTCGTTGTTTGGTCCACACAGGGGCTTACTATCTGGCCTACCTTGGCGGTATGTCTAGTGGTGGGGACCACGACTACAGCAATTTTTTTAAAAGTGAAGATGGTATTATATGGGATGATACAGGATGGGGCGGATGGGACGCCGATCTTTTGAACCTCGCAGCAATGGCGGCTGATCCTGATGGCGACAATGGAAATGGTATTGTTTTGGGCCTTCCAGCAACACCGCAATCCAAACTTTTTAAAACAAACAAAAACCTAACAAGTCATTCAGAGATAACGGACACACCTGACGGCAACTTTATTGCCTTTGGTGGTGACACGTGGATCATCGTGGGAGATAACGGCGCTGTCTATACCAGCACTGACGGCGGCCAAAATTGGACACAACGAAGCCTAGCAAATGGTGTGACTGCCAACCTTTATGGGGCGGTCTATGGCGACGGGATATGGGTTGTATGTGGGGCTAACGGCACAATTCAATACAGTACCGATGATGGCGTTACGTGGCACGCAGCTACTCCCGCCGATAGCTTTAGCGGCACGTTTTACGGTGCTGCCTATGGTCGGACATTCTTTGTGGTGTGCGGCGAAAACGGCGAAATTCAAAGCTCTAGCTCCCCTGGGGATTCATGGACACATAGAGATGCGGCTGAATCCTACAACAAAACCTTTAAAGCTGTTGCCTGGGGTGCGCCTTACTTCTGCCTTGTGGGTGAGGACGGAGAGATTCAGTACGTGGAGGTCAGTTGATGTTTGTAAGCCTTGAAAGATTCGGTGGCATAAGACCGAAAATATCTTCTCAGCTTTTAAACTCCCATGAGGCACAGATAGCCAAAAACTGTAAGCTGTCCAACGGGCATCTTCGTCCCTGGTACAATGAGACAGAAGAAGCAACCCTTGTCAATAGCGGGACTATAAGAACCATATATCTCTACGAAGGTTCACATTGGTTTGAATGGGAAGCCGACGTTGATGTTGTTCTTGCGCCAGTGAGCGGGGATACAGCGGGTAAATTCTATTTCACCGGCGCTGGGATACCCAAGAAAAGCAATCGGACGCAGGCGACTACTGGGGGTGGGGCCAAGCCCGTGAACTATTATCCTCTTGCCGTGCCTACACCAGCAGCCGCACCATCGGCCTCTCTTGGTAGCGGCGGCACTGGTGATGCTCGCTCGGTCAACTACGTTTGGACCGTTGTAACAGACTGGTATGAGGAAGGCTTGCCCTCCGATGCTTCCAACACTGTAAGTGCAAAACAAGGCCAGACAGTGAATTTAAGTGGTATGACAATGGAATGGCAGGCAGGAAAAGCATACACTGTTGGTAACTTTGTGTTTCCAGTTGGTAGCGAGGGGGGCACCTATGTATACAAATGTGTCCAGGCCGGCACCAGTGGAACCTCGGAGCCGACCTGGGGCACAACCATTGACGAAGACACCGATGATGGAACTGTAAAGTGGAGGTGTTACAAAAACAACCTCCTCGAAAAAAGAATATACCGCGTGCTTACCGGAAGCGTTTCGGTCCAATACGTTTACCTTGACGCAATTGACATTAGCGATACGACTTACACTGACACCACGCCAGACGATGATCTCAATACTGAGGATGTGCTTTTGACAGAAACTTACGATCCACCACCAGATGAATTGCAAGGACTTGTATATATAGGCAATGGTATTTTGGCCGGATTCAGCGGAAAAGACATATACTTTTCGGAGCCTTATAAACCGTGGGCCTATCCTACAGACTATATTATCAGTGTTCCAGATCCTATCGTTGCTCTTGAGACAGTGGCGGGCGTATTGGTGGTGTTGACCGAGGACAAGCCGGTCATTGTCACCGGCGCTGATCCCGCAGCCATGACGCCTACGCCGCTTTCTGAATCAAGGCCGTGCGTCTCAAAGCGTTCTGTTGCGAAATTTTCAGGTGGCGTGGTTTATGCCACAAATGACGGCTTGGCGTTGATTGATGGCTCCAGGAGCATTCTTCTTACTCGATCTTCCCTTGATGCGGAAACATGGTCGGATTATGAGCCCGCTACCATGCACGGCTACATCCAGGATGAGCGTTACTTTGGCTTTTATTCCTATGGGGATAATGAAGGTGCCATTGTGGTTGGCCTTTTCCAGGACGAGGCTAGCGGTGAATACTTTGGGGAGCTAACAACGCTTGATCTTTATACTGATGCTGCTTTCGTGGATACCGAAGAAGATATTTTATATTTCGTTAAAACCGTGAGTGGCACCAATTATGTGTACCAATGGGAAGGCGATCAGACGCAACCCCATCCGGATCATCTTGTATGGCGAAGTAAAGAGTTTTTACTTCCTGCCAAGGCAACACCCTTGGTTGCTCGCGTTATCTGTGAGCTAGGAGATCGTTCAGACTATCAAGACCTGCTTGACCAAGAGGCACAAGCTCGCGCGCGCAACATTGCTCTTATTTCAGCAAATCAAATAGGGGGCGCGATAGCGGAAAACACTATTGGCGAGAATATCTCCATAAACGGCGATCAATTAGAAGATGTTGCTTCTACTCCGGCATATTCGGGTGATTTTGAGATGACTTTTAAGCTTTATGCTGATGGTGCGCTAAAGATGACAAAAGAAATTTACAACGATCGCCCATTTAGATTGGCAAGCGGATATAGAGCGAGAACGCTTTATTTTGAAGTTGAAGGCAACCTAGAGATTAAACGCATTGACTTGGCCGCCTCTGTGGAAGAAATCAAGGCACCGGCCAGGTGAGGAGGATGTGATTATGATGACTTTATCTGCAAGCAACTTGGATTATAACTATGGCCCGTTTGATATGTATGGTTACTACAAGTCTCCCGCTTGGTATCAAGACGTTTTTGAGACACAGCAACGCAATCTTCAGACAGAAGCGCAAACCAAACTTGCCCAAACAGCCGCAGATGCGGCCCAATTTCAGCTTATCCGGGAAATGCAGGAATGGGAGCTTAAAAAGAAACAGGCCCAAGAAGGCAGTAAGCTTGCTGCCCAATTCCTAACGTCATGGAATGATTCCCTAAAGGGGCTGGAGGGAATGTTTGGTAAGGCCATGGATTTTATTGCTGGCACCGGAACCGGCAAGGGCGGATCAGGCAGTGGTGGGGCGCTAGACAATCAATTCAGTACAATAATTAACAGGCTACAAGAATCTTATGAGGATTATCGCACGAAATATGCGCCAACAGCGGATTACATTCTTAATCAGGCAAAAGAGCAATACCAAACACAAGCCGGGGCACTCGGGCAACTCCAGGCTCTTGCTCGGCCTGATTACGTTGGAGCGAGAGCAAGGGCGGCCTCGGACGTGGCGCAGCAAGCTGCCGGCGCCCGTGAAGCACTGCAAAAACAATTGCTTTCTTATGGCATCGACCCAACTTCTGGAAAGTTTGGCGCACTAACGCGGCGCTCTTACCTTGACCAGGCAAAGACCACGGCTTTAGCAGAAAACTTGGCTGTTAACGCCGAAAAGGAAAGGGCTGCAAAGCTCAATGCTCAAATAGCAAGCCTTGTCAATCCTAGCCAAACGGCATTGGCCGGTGCGCAGTTGGCAGGGCTGGGGACAAATTTGCTTACCAAGCAAGCTGACGTGCTTGCAACCCAGGCAGATGTTGAAAAAGCCAAGACACAGGCGGCAGCCAGTCTCGCAAACGCCATGGGCAATCTTGCCACTGGCTATTCACAGGCTGTAGTGCAGCCTCGCGCTACAATGGCGGGATACTTTTTGGGAACAAGCGGAGGGGCATTGCCAAGCAATTTCAGCTTATCTACCACAAAAACACAGGCGCAGCCTGCAACTACAGGCCAAAAAGCTCAACCAACATACTTTCAGCAATTAGCTCAAAAGAACATGGCCGCTTTAAACGTTTACTCGTAGGCAAGGAGGAAACAAATGGGTTTTGCAGAAGGAATTGCAGCGGGAACCAGGGTGGCAGAGCTTAGGGATAGATGGGCCTTGCCGCGCTTTAATCCATGGGCGGCAATGGCTTATATACGCCGACCTACCGCACCGCCCCGTATAATCATTGATAGGGCTAAAGACCTAGCCCTTAAACAGAAAAAGCTTGAGCTTGAAGAACGAAGGATAGCTCTTGCTGAACAACAGGAGCGCAATCGTGTGGCTTTAGCTGAAAGGGCGGAGTATTTCAATGAGATAAACCAAGATCGCGCCAATGCTCTTGCGCAACGAAGGCAAGGGCTTGAAGAAAGAAAGTTTGAGACAGGTCTTGGTATGACTCGTGAGAAACAGCAAGAGGATCGTGACTTTGCTCTTGCCAAGTGGGGCCTTGCTACGAATAATCCTCAGCCCATCATTGATTATTTTCAAAAGTATGGGAACCAGGGTGTAGAGATAGAAAACATGGAGTTTGGGCCTGATGGAGACATCCTCGTAAAGTTTTCTAACCAGAAAAAACCTGCCTACTTCAAAAGCAAGGATGAATTTTACGCTGCTTTTATGGGTTTTGCCGACCCTCAAGTCCAGAAGGAAATCATTAGGAGCAAGACAAACTTAGAGAAAGCTCGAATTACGGCGTCTGCGAAGGCCGCTGGCGCAAACCCTTACAAGATCACTCTAGCCCAAGCGTATAAAGAGTATGATGCACGATTCAGGGAGCCAAGCGGGGAGCTAAAGCCCAATGCTCCTGATCGCGACACATGGGCAAGAAACTTTATTGCCGAAAATATGGCGGCAGGCCAAGTTACTCCCGGAGCGCAAGCCCAACAACAAGCCGGCCAACCGCAACTTATTCAGGAAAAGGTGGATCGTCGTACTGGTAACCGACTACGAAGATGGTCGGATGGCACACAAGAGCTTTTGGCCCCGACTGGCGAGGTGCAATACGTAAAAAGCCCTGATGGTGTCATATATAAGCAAGGAAGCATTGGTTTTGAGAAATACAGAAAGACACGGATACCGCCGGGACAAGCTTCTGTAGCCGCTCCACGAGCGGCATTACCACGGCCTACAACTAGCCGGGCTAAATACAAAGGAAGAAAAGCAAATGGAGCCATGGTTTTAAGCGGGAAAATGCCCGCTCGTCAACCAGTAACACAACTGAACCAAAAACAAGAGGCTAAAACAGCAATACCAGCGCAAAAGGGGGCACTAACGTCAAGAGAGACGGTTAAGGCTATTTATGTTGACAAGGAGACAGGCGACACCATTGAGGTTAGGGTGGACGCAGACGGAAATGTGACCAAGCGAGTTATCAAAAAGGGTAAGAAAAAAGAGAAAAAGGATTAAAAAATGCCTAATTATGATCCTTTTGACCCGAAATATTGGGAAAATGCCGATGTTTTTGCGCCGGATCAAGCGCCACCTTCTCAACAGGGAGATATTTTTGACCCTGAATACTGGAAGGATGCTGCGGATGTAACAGAGTTGCAGGCTCAAGAGCCACAAGAATTTGCGGAGGTTCCACGTGAAACCACGCAAGCCGGTGCATTACCACAACCGCAAGGTGGTGTTAAAGCCTCCGATTATTTTAAACAGCTTATGCAAGGGTTCGCTGGTGCGGGCCGAATGTTGAGTTTTTTCTCTCGGGCATACAACCCTATGACCTACCTTGGTCTTGCCACGGAAGCGACTGGTGCTTTAACAGGCAAGGAAGAATTGGCCCGTGCCGGTGAGTTGATTGCTGAAAGCACCCCAGGGGCCAAGGCCGCAAGGCAGGCGCAACAAGCGCAACAATACTGGCAAGAAAGCCTTTCTCCCGCCATGAAAAGGGAGATGGCAAAACCTTTTATTACCAAGGATAAAGAGGGCAAATGGAAACCTGGCCCAGGACTCAAGAGCGCCCCAAAGATTTTCGGTATAGCGCTTCAGTCGTTACCCCTGGCCGGAATCGGAATGCTAAGTGGAGGCGCAATCACCGGTTCGCTTATCGCCGGCGGCATGTCAAGTGGTTTAGCCGGTGTGATTGGTGGGGCTATAGGCGAAGGCATAACAGCCGGCGTCTCTAACGCCCAACAAACCTATGACCAGATCTATAACGCTCCTGATAAATTAATCAAAAAATCTCCTGAATACCAAGAGATTATTAACAGCCTACCGGAAGGGCTTTCAGCAAAGGAGAAAGATCGCCTTGCCCGTAAAGCCCTTGCCCTTGCTGGCGCAACCTTTGTCGGGACAACCACAACCCTTACAACGGGTGCGTTAGGTGCGCCTTCAGGTCATATATTTGGGCGAATCGTTGGCGGTGAAGCAGGCCCACTGTGGAAAGCGATCATCAAGGAAACACTAAGCGAATCCCTTATTGAAGAAGCCCCGCAAAGTGCCATAGAGCAGTTAGTCCAGAATATGGCCGAAAAATACACGGTCAACCCTGAAAAGGTTCTAACCGAAGGTATGGGGGAGCAAGCCATAGGTGGGGCGTTGGCCGCAGCCGTCACGACACCGGGTATTGCGGTTGGCGGTCATGTGATGGGAAAGCAAGGCAGAGCAAAAGCTCCTGTTGCACCAGCAGGGCAACCGATCTACACCAAAGAGCAGGTTGATCGGGCCAAACAATTTCTCAAGGCTGTTCAGCAAGATTATAGACAGGGCAGGATCACCAAGCAGCACATAGATGCAATCAAGCGAGGGCTAACGCAAGACGACCCGCTAACCAATGCTATCAAGCGAAAACTTGATCGAATCATTGAAATAGAGAATGAAAGACGAGCCAAGGAAGCGCAACCCATTGATCTTGTTGAACCGATCAAAGAGGCGATACCCGTTAGTAAATCCGCTGAGGAATCAGCAAGGGCGTTTGAGGAACACTTTGCCAGGGAAGAATACCTGCGTCAATCGCCCTTTGGATTGCAGGCCCTTAATGCTGAATTGGCAGAAAGAGAAAGACAGGCGCGGGTAGAGGCTTTAGGGGGACTTGCGCCATACATTTCGGACCTTCTGACGCAAGTCAAGATGGGCGAACCTGGTGGTAGAATACAGTTGCCTGAAGGTAAATGGATAGGGTATAGCTCAACCTACCCTGAATTTATGCGCGAGGGACGTTTTGGTCGAGAGGAAACAATCACTACCATTGAAAAAGGCTTGCGTGGTGAGGAATTTAGCGAGCGTGAAACAAGGCGAGCGGCCATTTGGGATGCAGTGGTCCGACACGCTGAAGAGGCCCGCAAGCGTGATATAATAGATGTGGCCAAGCTTATCGAGCAAAGGCCAGAGCAGATCAAGGATATAACAGACGATGAATATCATCAAATCATTGAGGAGTTGAAAAATGAAGGATATTCCACCCGACTTATTGAGGAAGCTCGTGCCCGTTACCGCAGCGAGATTGAAGACAGTGTTATTAGCGAGATTGCAAAAGAGTCCGGCGTTCCAGAGGGCTATATCAGAGCAATCCTCGAAGACGAAAAAGAGCCGTACATAGACCTTGACGAGGCATGGAAAGAGGCGTTAGCCGCTGGAGAGGAGGTTCCTTATGATCGTGAAAAGGAAGGACGGGTACTACGTGGTGAGCGAGAAGCTGGACAAAAAAGGCCACCACAGAAACCTGGGAGGCCCGTACAAGAGCAGGGCGGAGGCGGAGAAAAGGCTGGAGCAGGTGGAGTTTTTCAAGAAGTTTCCCCGCACAAAGGCAAGCCGTCGGCTGAGGTAGCCTCGCAACAGGCTGAACACATTAAGGCAGCCGCGGAGGAGGCCGAAACAGAGCCTAGCGCTGCACAGATCGAGGCTGGTAACTACAAGAAAGGTCACATTGAAATAGGCGGTCTCAAGATAAGCATTGAAAACCCCGCCGGCTCTACCCGTAAGAGCAAACCGGGAGCCCCTGAAAAATGGGAAAGCAAACTATACGACCATTATGGCTATATCAGGCGCACTGAAGCCCCTGACGGCGACCAGGTGGATGTCTTCATTAACCCTGAACCGCGATCTTCTCTTGATACCACACCGGTTTTTATCGTTTACCAGAACGATCCCAAGACAGGGAAATTTGACGAGTACAAGGTCATGCTTGGCTACCTTGGCGAAAAGCAGGCAAGGGTGGCGTATCTCAGGAACTATCCAAAAGGATGGAAGGGCTTAGGGAAAATAGAAAGGCTTGAATCCATTGGAGATTTGAAAGAGTGGCTGAAGGAAAATGCCGCACCAAAGAAAAAGCCTTATACTGGCCCTGAACGGCGCAAGGATTTAGAGAAACGCAAAAAAGTTGAAGAAATGACTCCCGAAGAGATGCGCCGGGAGTTGCTAACTGATCATCTTACGGGTTTACCGAACCGCAGGGCCTTCGACGAGGCAGAAAAAAAGGCTTATATAGCGTCGATAGATGTCGATAGCTTAAAGTGGTACAATGACAAAATAGGCCACGATTTTGGGGATCAGGTCTTAAAAGTAATGGCTGATGCTCTCAAGTCTTGCGGCTTGCCAATAGAAGATGTTTTTCATATAAGCGGAGATGAATTTAAGGCACAGGCAAACACCGCTGGAGAGCTAATAAAGGCATTTAAGAAAGCTATTGAGTATTTGAGCAGCAACATTCTTGAAGGAACACTTTACGGAACAGAAGTTTTAGTTGAAGTGGGGTTCAGCTATGGCATCGGACAAACAGAAGAAGAAGCAGAAAAGGCCCTCCAAAGTCATAAAAGGGCGCGCTTACGTGCTGGTACACGGGCCAGACGGGGTGAAAGACCTCCGGGAGTTGTGGTCAAGTCTGCCGGAGAAAGAGAGGGAGGAATTAAGGAAAAGCCTGAAAAAGCTGGGCCGTCGATAGCCCCTGAAATACTCCCGCCAAAACAACAAACCGGAAATCCTGAAAAACGCATTGCAAAATTGCTTCATGCTCATGGCCTTGAAACAAAGGTCATGCAGGGTGAAGACTTCTACGCAAAAATATCTTCCGAAGGATACCTCGACCTTGTAATAGAAAGGCATCTCCTACCTAACGGCAAAGACCAGGGCCTTTATGTTACCCACTATGTCAAGGAGGGTGGAGACCTTGTGCTTGACTCCGAGATGGTCTTTGGTATTGGCTCAAACGGTAAGCTGATCCTGCTTGAAGTGGCTGGCCGGGGGCCATTAGGGGAATGGCGCACAAGCGGCCAGACAAGAGATGGTCGATCATTTGCGGATATATTCAGCAAGAATATTATCTCTCAAGGCTTTCTAAAGGGTAAACTCACATTTCCCGGGGAAAAAGAGACCGCGGAAGATATTGGGAAGCCCGGTAACTTCAATATACCTGCACTTGCGAAGCGCTTTGAGGCGTTGATTGACATTAATAAAAAGCCGTTGAACAAGGTTGCACTACAAAAAGAAGTGGCGCAGATGCTTGGCACTACCCGCCCCAAGCTGTTAAAAGACCCCAACTATAGCCACAAACAGGTTGAGGAAGCCTTTGAGTATGCCATTGTCCGCAAGGCCCGCGATATTATTGAAAAGAACAAGGGCAGGCCATACCAGGAAGTCTATAAGGAGCTTAAAAAGCTGTATGAATGGCAACCCAATCTTGGCACTCGAACTTCTACCAGCGTAGCAAAGCAGGCGTACTCTACACCCATACATCTGGCCTACCTTATGCAGGTCATGGTGGGAGTCAACCCCAACACTACGGTTTATGAACCAACAGCCGGAACGGGATCACTGCTTACGGTCGCTAACCCTCGCATGGTGTTTGCCAATGAGATCGACCCAACACGGGCAGAGATACTGGAAGATCAGGGCTTTAATGTTAGCCAAGAAGACGGCAAAGAGGCTGTAGCACCAAAGGGCAAAGGCGTTGTTGTGCCTGGATCAATGGATGTTGTTATTGGCAATCCGCCGTTTGGTTCAGAGGAATGGGAAGACTTTGAAGGTTACGAGCTAAAGAAACTGGAACACAAGATCATGGCTAATGCCCTTAAGGCCATGAGCTACACTGGAAGGGCTGCTTTTCTCATTGGTGGGCATAACTTTGAAAAGGGCAAGATGAGCAATGCCGACCGAATTTTCTTGAATTATTTGCACAAAAATTATAAAGTTATACGCAACATAGATATACCTGGCAAGGAATACGCAAGGCAAGGCACGAAGTTTAATGTTCGGCTTATCGTCATTGATGGAAGGAAGACAAAAGGCGCTACAGACACCTTCACGAGTGCCGATCCTTCCAACAGGGCCGAATTTCAACGTGTCAAGACCATAGACGAACTTGTTGATGAAACAGGGAGGATATACAGTGGACAACCAACAGGTCTGGCTGCCGCCGATGGGACTATGGAAAAGTTCTCACCTCAACCTGGTCCTCGGCCTCCCGTGGCCCCTCACGAAGGAGGCGGAGAAGGGGTACATAGACCAGTACGAGGACAAGGTGGCGTATCTGGTGGAGGACATGGCGAAAGAGGAGAGCATGGAGAACGTCCTGTACCTCCTGGACAACTGGCTTCCGGGGTTCGACCTGTTAATCAACGGCAATCCAAGCCCGGAGGACGTGGCCCAACTACTCATGGAATGGGAAAACCCGCCGCTCACGAGGGAGGCGTACAGCCTGCACGCCCTACTGAACGACCGCATGAGCCTGGAGGAGTTTCTGGAAAGCGTGGGCCTGAGCAAGGACGACCTAGCGGACTACGAGAGCGAGGAAGGAGCGAGGCAGGACATCCTAGATCTGAGCCTGATGCTCTTTCTGGAATCGCTGATGTAAGTGTTGACCAGGTAAACCCCGCCGATCTTCTTTCCGCATTTGACCAGCTTGTAGAGCAAGAAAAGACCGCCGCAGAACGAGCCAAAGAAAAAGGCAAGGAAACCATAGAGTACGCCAAGAAGTTTGCCGAAGGGATTAAGAAAATCAATGAAATCCTCGGCGAAAAAGGCGAGATTTTCTCTTCTGAACCAGTTGATCCCTCCAAGTATGAGCAAATCAAAGAAGTCCTAAATGAGATGTACCACGATGCGTTGGCTACTGGTAAGTCAGCGCTCGATTTTGTAAAAGAAGTATTTGCAGCGCTCAGCGAAAAAGCCCGCCCATATTTCTCTCGTTGGCTACAAGACGAACTGCCACGGCTTCAGGGCAAAGAACACGAGACCGAGTTTCAAGTTATCTACAGGCCCAAATCAAAAGGCCCGATCATTGATGAAACTCTGATACCGCGAACAATGTCATACGCCACGGCTGAGGCCCTGGACAACCTTGAAAAAGAAGTAGGCGATATTGACGAGTATGTAAGGGATAAACTGCAATATGCCTCTATTGCCGATCTCCACAAGGCGTTTTCAGCCGACCAGGTAGATGCCATTGCCCTTATAATTAGCAACCTGGAAAAGGGTGGCGTGGCTACCGTAGAAGGAGATCAGACAGGAATAGGAAAGGGTAGGGTTGCGGCTGCGATTTATCACTATGCCAGGCTTCAGGGCAAGATTCCCATCTTCTTCACTGAAAAGGCTAATCTGTTCTCTGATTTTTACCGCGATATGACGGATATAGGGCAGCCCTTTAACCCACTGATAATAGCCAGCGACAAAGCTAAAGCGACGATTACAGACCAAAAAGGCAACGTGGTAATGGTTCCGTTAGTTAGCAATCGGCGCACCAAAATGCTCAATGAAATAATTGATAAAGGTCTGGAGGCCATAGCCGACTATGACGGGATCGTGACAACCTACTCCCAAATCAATACGCCCAATAAGGTTCAGCAGGCCCTTGAAAAGATTATCCCTGGCAACTATGTAATAATGGACGAATCCCACAATGCCAGCGGCACAGATTCCAATACCTTCAACTACCTATTCAACCAGCTACAGGCTGCCAAAGGTGTAACATATCTTTCTGCCACATTTGCCAAACGTCCTGACACCATGCCTATCTATTTTAGGACGGATATTTCAAAGGCCAACCTGAGCATGGAAGAGCTTATAGAGGCGGTAGTAAGCGGTGGTACGCCATTGCAGGAGATAATGTCAACGTATCTTGCAAAGCGCGGGCAATTGGTACGCAGAGAAAAGAGCTTCCGCGGGATCACGGTTGAAACTTATGTTGACACAAAGAACAGAGCTAGAGACGTAAAACGGGCCGATGAAGTAACTGAATTACTGAGGGACATATTGGCCTTTGATAAACGTTTTGTGGCAGAGTTTAATGCAATCGTCAATCCGCCTAAAGGAGAGCGCGGACAACGAAAAGGGCCACCAGGAGAAGTTTTTGGTATTAGAATACCTGGTGGGGGAGACATATCAGCGGGCGGTCGAAACCGGGTAAAAGTCACTACAACCAACTTTGCCTCCATTGTTCACAATGCCGTTCGCACCCTGATGCTCTGCATGAAGGTCAACCTTGCCGTTGAACAGGCTTTGAAGTCCCTAAAAGAAGGCAAAAAGCCGGTTATTGCCCTTGCCAACACGCTGGGATCGTTTCTTGAATACCAAATAGAAGAAGCTGGTTATATCCGCGTGGGCGATCCTATGGGTTCTATGACCTATGCAGATATATTAAAGAAGTACCTACAAGGCTGCTTAACAATTAAGGTGAAAGAGCCCGGGCAACGTCAAGGCACTACATATCAAGTAAGACTGGAAAATTTACCACCTACATTGCAACAAGCATACAGGAAGGTTGAAGAAAAGATTGAAAAATTCACCACTGACATTCCAGCAAGCCCTATTGACAGCATCCTCAAGGCCCTAAAGGATAAAGGCTATAAGGTGGCAGAGATCACGGGCCGAAAGTATGTGGCAGACCTTGAGGAAGATGGAATGCCAATTAGGAGGCGAAGCGACAAGGAAATAAATGACCGCAACGCCATAATTAGAGGCTTCAATAATGGAGAAATAGACGCGCTTGTTATCAACCAGGCGGGGGCTGCGGGGCTTTCACTACATGCTTCCCCTAAATTCAAAGATCAGCGGCCACGTATTTACATCTGCGCCCAGCAAGAGCTAAATATCGACACGGAAGTACAAAAGATGGGCCGAATCAACCGTAAAGGGCAAGTCGTAACGCCTTCTTACTTGAATTTACAGCTTGACTTGCCCGCAGAGCTACGGCCTGCGGCCATACATATGAAGAAGATGAGAAGCCTTTCGGCCAACACCTCTGCAAATGCTGATAGCCCTCTGGCGCAAAAGGAAATTCCTGATATTTTTAACAAATACGGAGACGAGATTGTTGAAAAATGGCTTGAGGCAAACCCCGAAATTCAGGGCCGCATGAACCTTGGCGGAAAAGCAAGGACAGGGATCGCGCTTGCTGCCACTGGCAAAATCAGCTTAGAGCCCGTGGCCCTTCAGGAGCGATTTTACAAAGAAATTGAAAGCGCATACAATGAGCGCATTGAACAGCTAAAAGAAGACGGGCTTTATGATCTTGATGTTGACTATTATGATTTTAAAGCGCGAATGGTGCAGTCCAAAATCTTGACCGTTGGAAATGACGAAACTAACCCGTTTGGCAAAAGTACCCGCCTTGAAGAGCTTCATGTAAAATCCACCAAAAAGCCATACACGCGCAAACAGCTAGAGGCGCTTATAGATAAAAAGTTAAAACGGTACAATGGTTCGCAGGTTGACTTAATGAACGCAAAGGTTGAGGAGCTTGAGGAAAAGGTCAACGAATATGTTAGCGAAATTGAGAACCGAGATATTGCAGAAGAAAAGAAAGCTACTCTGCGAGAGGCTGTAAAATCCAGGTTCAATAAAACTAGGTGGTCACTTAAAAACGAGTACATTATAGGTCGAACCTACGAGATTTCACTAAGCCCTGATTTTAAGATGCAAGGAGTCTTGATAGATGTTGCCTTGCCAACAACGCTTACAAGTAACCCTGCCAACCCCGGAAGAATCAGGCTTCGTTTTGCTGTGAATAACGCCTTGCGGACATACTCATGCAGCCTTAACCAGGCAGAAACGAACGATGTTTCGGTATGGGAAATCAATCGGAATATACCAAAAAATTGGGATGAAACCGTAGGCCCTGACGTTCGGGTTACCCGCTACATGATAACAGGAAACATAATTCAGGGATTTGCGGATGCCCCAGCGGGCGCAAAGATCGTTCGTTTTACAATGGAAGACGGCAGAACCCGCGAGGGGATCTTGATGCCGCTATCCTACAAGCCGTCAGAAGAAATGGCCCGTACCGTGAGGGTTACAGCGGATGTGCTAGGCCAGTTGCTAGTTAAGCGTGCCATTAGTGGGTTTAATGGGCCAACCATTGACGTTGAGTGGGATGATGGGCAACGGCTATATCGGGTAAGAGTGCCAAGGACTAAAAAGCGGGGCGGAAAATACTTCCTGGACAACATATTAGTTGCCCTTACCGCCGCACAAGGCTTTGAGACATCGGGCGCTTATATGGTGGCCCATGTTAATGAAGAAAACATAATGGCCTTCGTCCAAAGGTTGTATGAGCTTGGAGACAGTTTTTCCGTACCAGCGGCGATATATGAACATGAGTTTGGCAAGGGCCCACAAGAACCAAGCTCCACTTCGATGCAGGTAAAACGCAAAGAACCACCAGCGATGCCATGGCCCAAGGATTTTCCGGTCATTATACCGCAGACGACCATTAAGGCAATGCGGGCACACCCTGATTTTAAGGCTGCTAAAGCCGGCGACATGGAGGCCGCACAACGCCTTGTAGGTGATCTTATTAAGCCTGCAAAGATTCAAGCCCTTGGCAAGCGCCACCCTGATGCTATTATTGTGCCGGTAAGAGCGCAAGAAGCTACTGGTCGCAACATGATTCCAGAGGCTTATGCTAGGGCAATAAAGAAAATTACCGGCTTAGAGGTCAATGATGATATTGTGCAGGCTAATTTTGTGGGCCACACGGGAGCAGGTGCGTTGACAAGGCTTGTCACCCCTGCTATATTTGAAGGTACGGTCGAGCTGGGACGCGAATACATAATCGTTGATGATGTTGTAACTAGCGGCGGGACCATACGGAGCCTCCGAAATTACATAGAATCCTGGGGCGGAAAGGTTGTTGAGGTATCTGCAATGGGGCTTGCTCAGTTTGCTGGTAGGCTTGCCCCTTCGCAGGCAACCCTTGATAAAATCGAAGCCAACATAGGGAGGGATAACCTTGAAAGAATCCTCGAAGAACACGGGATCACAGGCGGCCTCGAAAGCCTCACCCAAAGCCAACTCAGAGAGCTTTCAAGGTACAAGGACGTTGACAGACTCAGAGATCGCCTCGTTAAGGCGAGAGTTTCAAGAAGCAGGAAAACGGGCCGAAGCCTACTTCGAGCAAAGGTTCGGCCATCTACGCGAACAGATGCCCTCGAAGCAGCAAAAGCCACAGAAATAATTAGGCGTGTCCTCAAAGACGTATTACCCGCCTCTGTCCTCAAAGACGTAACAGTAAAACTTAGGCCAAACCTCACAATGAAGGACTTGTTGCGGATCGTCAACAAGCCCGATGAGTTTGCCCGTAGCCTGCGTGAGCATGGCGGCAATATAGCTGAGTTGCTTGGTGTCACACAGGTAAAGAACATGCGGGCGCTAATCGTGATGTCTCTTGCCACGAACAAAAAGGCGTTTGAGGCTACTGCTTATCATGAGGCATTCCATGTGGCCGCCAAACTGTTGCTACCGGAAAAAGATTATCAAGCCCTGATGGACTTTTACGAGGGCAACGAGGAAGATGCAGCTAATGACTTCGCTCGGTTTGCGTTAGAGAAAAAGGCCAAAACACTGGCAAAAAAGCCCTCTTTTGTGCGAAAAATATTCATGTACTTGAATAAAATATTTACCGCTATTAGGGCAAAGCTGGGTGACAAAGGGGCTAGGGTACAACAAGTGTTTGATCGAATCTTGGCAAAGCAATACCGGCGGCTTCCCCAGTGGCAGGTAGATAAAAGGCTCATTGCATCAGCGGCAAAGCAAAGGGAAATGGCCCCTCCATTTTACTCCAAGCTGCTCAAGGTGGTAACGACTGCCAAAGACATGCCTGCCAAAACACAGTCTCTCCTTAAATGGTTACAGCGCAAACAGGTCAAGCCTGAAGAGTTGCGCTGGTATGGGGTAGAGGAGTGGATAAAGGAAAACCAAAAGGACGGCAAGATAGATCGGGAAGCCTTTGTGAACTTCCTTAAAGCCAATGAGCTTATGATACATGAAATTGTAAAAGAGCCTATCTCACCCGAAGAAATATACCAAGGTTATGAAGATAAGGTTGAATGGCAAGAGCCTTACATGGTGGACGAGGATGATGAAGAGTCATGGATAGGTGACGAGTACATTGGCGAGTACGAAATCGAAGGTTACTTTGATGGGCCAGAGGGTTATGTGGCGAACTTTAGAATTTATGGTAATGATGATTGGGGTTGGAGGCTTCATGTTGTTGTAGAAAATGGTGAAGGGCGTGTTGTTCAGGAAACTGATGAACCGGTTGATAGCGTTGATCAAGCCAAAGACATGGCAAATGACATTGCCGCAGAGACCTATGACAAAATAATAGAAACAAAAACCAAGTATGAACAATACTCTCTTTTCGGCACTGATTTCGACTATCGGGAGGCGCTCTTTATTCTGCCAAAGGAAATCCAACCACATGAATATGAAAGTAGCCATTGGGATGAACCTAACGTATTGGCCCATGCTCGCTACTATACCGATGCTCGTACAATTGAGGGCGACAAGGTGTTATATGTGGACGAAGTACAGTCTGACTGGCACCAAGAAGGAAAGAAAAAGGGATATGCAAAGCCTATCACTCCTGATGACTTTGAGATCAAGATTTTGCCCTGGGAAGAGGCAAAAAAAGAACTGCATCCAACTTTAGCAGAGGTAGCAGAACGTCACGGCAGAGAATACAGACGAGAACGTGGTATTCCTGTGGACGCTCCTGTTACGATCTTTCGGCTAAAAGGTGGTAAAAAAGATGATTGGGTTGTTAACCATGGAGAGCCGCCTGATGACATACAAAGGTTTCTATGGGAGCAAATTACCCAGGCCACAAGCTACCCGGATACGCGCATAGGTGAAGAAATCGTAAAAAGACAAGGGCGCGTACCACCTGCACCTTTTACTGAATCCTGGCCCCTATTCGTCCTCAAGCGCATGCTGCGCCATGCTGCCGAGCTTGGAGCCGACTACCTTGCATGGTCTCCCGGTGAGATTCAAATAGAAAGGTACAACCTACGAAAATACATCAACCGCATTGATTTTATGAAGCAAGAAGACGGGGATATATGGATAAGGGTTGAGGATATTTATGGCGATACAATATCGCGAATACCCAGCGTGATGGACGAGCAAACCCTTGAAGAGTGGTTCGGCAAAGACATAGCCAAGAAAATTGTCTCCAGCGCCAAAGTAGGCGACCCTCAAAGTCTTGAAAACGTCGATCTGGAAATAGGTGGAGAGGGGATGATCGAGTTTTACGACAATAAACTTGTCGGCATAATGCGGAAATACGTAAAGCAATGGGGCAGTAAGGTTGTAGAAATTCAGCTTGAACCTTTCCGTACCAAAACCTTTCATGCAGTACCGATCACACCACAGATGCGGGAAGATGTGCTTTACACCGGGCAGGTGATGTTTAAGCCCGCTAGAGTACCAGAAAACGAGTACAAGCAATGGGCACAGCAATATATCAAGGAAATTTTGGAGGCCGGGACAAAACCCGCGGCTACCAAGGAGCGGAAACAGAAGGTTGAACGCATAAAGGAAGAGCAAAAATACCTTGCCGAAAACTGGCACAAGAACCTGTTTGAGGCGGGAAAAACGGTCATTAAGCAATACCCCAAGATAGCAAAATCAGGCTGGCTGCCAGAGCGCCCCGATACAACTTTCCTTGAGCGATTACTACAATCACCGGAGTTTTATTTCGAGAAGGTTCCGGCTGCACAACGCGTGTTAGAGGCGCGACTAGAAAAGCCTGAAAACTTCCGCCGTCACCTTGCAGACATCACCGAGCATGACAGGCTGATTGAACAAATTAAGCTGCTCAAGAAAGAAAACAAAGAGGAGTACACCCGGCTTAAAAAGTTAATCAAGCACGCTGACCAATACAAGAAGGTCTATAAAGCTGAAGACCTGAAAGAAATGGGCTTCTCTGATCTTGGAATCAAGGCGTGGCAGGCATACCGCCAGATAATGAACCACGGCTTCGACAAGCTTTATGCCGAAATGCTTGACATTATCCAGTCCTATGAGAAAGCCGGTCTTGAAGTGCCCAAGGTGGTGACATGGGTTGATGGCAAAAGAGTAAAAATTGATCTCAAGGTGGCCCTTGCCATGATGGGCGATATGAGGGGCTACTACGCACCACGTATCCGTAAGCCTGGCCGATGGATGATAATCGGCACAAAGAAGGGCGCGCATACCCGCATGGAGTTTCGCGATAGCAAGGCCGCTGCTAATTTGCTTCATGCAAAATGGGCTGCGGAAGGCTATACCGTCACAAAGCAAAAAACCAAGAGCATGCCAGAGGATGTTTTTGAGATGGCAGGCCGAACAATAGCTCTTGGGGCTATGGTCAACGAAGCCTTCGAGCGCGTGGCAAGGATGGAAAAGGAAGCTCGCACTTTGGAAGACTTTGGACTTCAGGGCGAATGGGCTGGCAAAGAGTTTCAAGTAAGAGGCCCATACTCAAAGCGCATGACAGAAGTATTCAAGGCCCTTGGTGGTAGGTTCTACGATATGGCGTGGCATTTTCATGATGCTCCAAAAGATTTCGAGTCACGTTTGACCGACGCCTTAAATAACATGGTTGCTGGTATAGGCCCATTTGATACGGAACCGCTATTTGCCTATTCCATTGCAATGGAGCTTGCCAATATCGTCAAAGGCAGGGGCTTCCGCAGCCGCATGATAAAACGCCATGAGGGAGTTGGCTTGGATGTATGGGAAGGTTACGAGGAAGACCCATTAACCGCTGCCGCACAATATGCCGCAAGCATCGCTGCCTTTTCCTAGCTACGAGGAATACCTCGAAGAAGTAAAGCGCCGCCGGATCGACCCGGCAAAACAGCGCAATATCTACCATGACGTTAAGGTTTACATGGAAGAGCAACTGCGCAACCAAGAGTTTGTGGATCGCGTGATCGGTATGGTTAAGGCCCTTGCTGTTCTGAAATACCTTGGCTTCAGGGTTGCAGCCCCGGTGGTAAACCTTACTGCGTTGCTTACAAGCGTGCCTGCTACTCTCAATGAATATGCAGGCGTGCCCTGGAAACGAATCCCGGCCCTTATGGCTAAGGCTGCGAGCCTGTACGCCAAATATAAATTTGGCAACCGTGCAGAATTGCCTCCTGAAGTGGTGTCCATGTTTGATGTTTTCGAGCAAAAGGGATGGACAGAGGCGCAATTCCGCCAAGAGGCCCTGGCTGTTATCCAGTCCAAAGTAGGAGCAGCCACTAGAGATTTAATATCCGCGAGCATGTATATGTTCGGAACCACAGAAAGAATGAATAGGGCTATTACCTTGGCTGCCGCGTATCTTGGCGCAAGGGAAGGTGGCTCGAATGCTGAAGAAGCATTCAAAAAAGCGAAGAAAACTTCTGATAGGGCTCATGGTATTTACATGGGCAATGCTGCATTACCTCACTTTGCCCAGGGCCAAAACCCGGCGGCCTATGCCATGAAGATGTTCTACGTGTTTAGCAAGTTTAGCCATACATACCTACAGACCATGTATGAGCTAGGGTGGAAGAAAAGGAACCGCCGCGCGTTGCTCTACATGCTATTCGCTCCGGCTATCATTGGTGGAGCAGGAAGTATGGCGGGATGGTCGATACTTATGGCGATCTTGAAAAAGCTCTTTGACCGTGATGATCCGGAAGAAGAGTTTTACAAGACGTTAGGCGAGAACTTTGACCCCTGGTTGGAATACCTTGCACGCCACGGGCTATTGGGCGCTTTCGGTTATGGTGTGTCGCTTAAAAATTCCCTCGCCATTGACCCTGTTGGTTCTATCCCCACAACAATACCAGAACTGCTTGGCGCGCCAGGCTCAATCTACACAGACATAAAACAGGGTGTCCAAGAGGCCAGAAAAGGCCAATGGGGAAGGGCGATGGAAAAAGTGTTGCCGCGGGCTGCCGGCGGAATCCTTCAGGCTATACGGGAGCATCGGTATGGAGTAACCACGGTGCGGGGTGTACCGAAAATGCTTCATGGCAAACCTATGAGGCCGACGCCCCTTGATACTTTCTATAGGGTGTTGAACTTCAACCCTTCTCATCTCGCAGCCATGAAGGAGCAAAAGTGGGCCGAAACAAAACTCATAAAAGAGTATCAGCGCCGGCGTTCTGATATTTATGAGAGGCTTAGGCATTATTACAGCGTTCCTTATACCATGCGGTCTCGGGCGGAATACGAAGATATTCTGCAAGACATACGGGAATACAATGACCGGGTAACAACTGGAAAATTGTATAGGATTAAGGGAATCAGTTTCATAACCAGAGAATCAATCAGGGCCGCTTTGCGGCAAAAAAGATAGGAGGGTTAAAAATGAGAGAAACATACATTGTGCCCATTTTTCGCAACCAAACGCTATCGGCTGGTGGAAACGCTTCAAAAAAAATAAACCTCAATGATTACAAGCCGGATTCTGACTCTGTGACTTTTCAGATTCATGTGGCTGGCACGGGAACTGTTACACTTACAGCTAAGTTTTCTCACGATAACAGTCAATACAACGACGTTAGCGGGAAAACCAGCATTGTGACGGATCAAGCAGCCGGCGATGTTACCGTTGAGTTTACGCTTCCCACGGCCCCGTACATGGAAATAATAGCAACCGAATCCGGAGGCACTAATCCTATCACAGATCTTGATGTGACAATGGCGGTGAAGTAAGAGAAATGAGCAATCGAGCTACCAAAACTCCTTCGTTTGCAAGGCTTAGGGGCCTTTCTCCGGCTGTTCAACGGACGCTTGACGCTATAAAACAAATCATTGAAACCCGCGAAGGCTTGCGCGGCGACCCTGACGATCGTTTTGTCACTGTAAGAGAGCTTCGCAGCCTTTTAACGACCGACCAAGAGACGGTCACAAGCGTAGGCGGAACAACCGTCAACGTCAATAGCTTCAGCGCAAAAGGAAGCCTAATAGCGGGAACGGGTATTCATTCTTTTGGAGAGTTGACGGTTGGCAATGACAATAGAATATTGCGCGCGAAAAATAGTAAAGCGACCGGCTTAGAATGGGTTGATATTTTAGGGACCACAAACCGTATTACTGTCACCCACAATACAAACAACATAACCCTTACCACGCCACAAGACATTCATACAGGGGCCTCGCCTACGTTTAATGACCTCACCTTGAGCAGCCCTTCTAATATTTACTCCCTCAACCATGATTCTTTTGCTGGCTTTGTGGCAAACGAGCATGTTGACCACTCTTCAGTGTCAATAATTGCCGGAACCGGCCTAAGCGGTGGTGGCAACATTACGGGAAATGTTACACTCAATCTTTCTCATCTTGGCCTTGAGTCCCTAAGTGACCCTGATACAGACCGGATCATGTTTTGGGATGATTCGGAGGGGGCGCTCAAGTGGTTGGCTACAGATAGCAATTTAACCATTAGCGGTTCTACGCTTGGCACCATCCAAGATATAGGTACCGCCGACTCCCCGACATTTGCCCAGCTTAACATTTCGCCTTCTTCCGCGGCTGCGCCTTTCGTGCTTAACGCCAACGCTCAAGGCCAACTTGTTTCGGGGCTTAATGCGGATTTGCTGGATGGAGAAGACGGTTCCTATTACACCAATGCAAGCAATCTTAGCACGGGTGTTTTACCTATTAGTGTTACACCTAACAAGCCATACGACGTGAACTTGGCGGGTTACTGGCCCTTAGATGATGGCGTGGGTTCTGCCGCCCAGGACTTTACCACCAACAAAAACAACGGAACAGTAAATGGAAGCCCCACGTGGGAGGATGGCATTAGTGGCAGGTGCCTACATTTTGGTAGCAGTGGCGATTACATCACGCTTCCATCAAGCGTACCCTTGTCCTCTCAGTATGTAACTGTTACAGCTTGGGTGAAGGTTGCTAGTCATGGGAATTACCATAACTTCGTAAGGAACAATTGGGTTAATTCAGGATGGCTGCTTTATAGCAGTGTTAATCATTGGACTTTTGGGGTAGCGCAAGGTGGTACATCGTATCTGGCTAGATATAATCACAACAATAATACCGATTGGGTGTTTTTGGCAGGCGTTTATGACGGCTCTCAGGTCAAACTTTATGTTAACGCAGAACTTGTCGCCACAAAAGACCTAGTA